AGGCGCCGCAGCCCTCCTGGGGGTCCGGTCCTGGCTGTCTTGGGGACAAGAAGTCCTTACGAGGGCCAGGCCGCATGTTTAGAAGTTTAGTGAGGCCGGGAAGCCTCGGCGGTAAGCCTTACTGAGGGTGAGCAAGGTGTCCGCCTTTACGTCTTCATTGTAACACGGGTCAAGAAAACCCCCGGCCAAAGTGCCCGTGCCGGGGGTTCAACAAGAAGCACGCAAGTGATTCTTACCATAACAAAGGTGCTGAGGTAATCAGTCCCAGCAGGTCTGATTGTAGCGTAGTAGTGGTGCGATGTCAATTTTAAAACCCCGGCGCACTGTTTTGTAGTGGTGCAGGCGGCGTCCGGGGTGGTGTCAACCCAGGATTTCGGCATCTATGGTGCCGGTGTGCCTAGAGTATAGCGCCTGCATCTCGTCGCGCACAACCTTGGCGGAGATTTTAGTAGGAGCGGCGGCTCTGAGCTGGTTGGTTCTTGTCGCGGCGGCCTCACCCTGCGCAACAGACCAGCGGAGTTGCTCACGGGCTAAGGGGGTTAGGCCGTACATTTTGAGAATCTCCTGATGCGCCTTCTGCGCTTTGATGCGGTCCCCGAGCTTGTAGAAGGGGTTAAGGGACTCCTGGAGGAGCGCGGCCGCCTGGTACAGGGTGTGGATGTCGCTGGCCAACCACTCACGAGTCATGGGAGACAACCAAATCGAATCCCACCAGTCCTGCACCGCCTTGAACCACTCGCCGTCCGCGGGATCGTTTTTGTCTGCGAGCGGGATGAAGTAGTCGTGGTAGTCGGGGAGGGGAGGGATATCTGAGGTGTCGTGTTCGACGGGGGTTAGTATTTTGACGGCGGCCTTCGCGCCTTTTTTGGACGGGCCGCCAGCCTTGCGTGCGCCTCCACGTGCCATATCAGACTTCCTTAAGGTTCGAGTTAGTGTCGATTTGACACGAACTAAGTTGCACACTGAGTGCAAAATTGCAGAGTGTGTGAAATTTTTCGTACCGAGTGCAAAATTGCACAATGTGTGCAATCTTTCAGTATAAGCAGGGGTTTTGGGGATGTGTACCTAAGCCGGTTTTCTGAACTATCGCAGACTCTAAAGTGCA